GGGAAAAAGGTGGTCCTATCTCTGACTTTGACGATATGGATGATCTTGAACCTGTCGAGGGGAATGAAAAGGACATCTTCTGATGGCTATTGAACGCGGAATAGGTGCTGGTGGCGTCGCAGACGAACCAATGATTGAAGATACAACGAGTGCCGTTGAAATACCTGAGATTCCTGCGAATCCCGGGATTACAGAACTTGAAGACGGCAGCGCGATTGTTGGTGAATATGAAGAACCAATGGAGCCGATTGAATCTATTCCGTTTGATGGCAATCTTGCAGAAGTTGTTGATGAAGCCGAGTTAGGTAGTATTGCAGGTGATTTGATTGGTTCGATTGAGGACGACTTGTCGTCGCGCGAAGACTGGGAAGATACCTACAAGATGGGCTTAGAGTTCTTGGGCATGAAGACCGAAGAACGCAGCGAGCCGTTTGAGGGTTCATCTGGTGTAATCCACCCGTTGCTTGCTGAAAGCGTAACGCAGTTCCAAGCACAGGCGTATCGTGAATTACTGCCCTCAACTGGACCTGTAAGAACGCAGGTTGTTGGTGCGCAGAATGAAATGCTTGTAAAGCAAGCAGAGCGCGTCAAAGACTACATGAACTACATGATTACCTACGAGATGGAAGAGTACGATCCAGAGTTGGATCAGATGCTGTTTTATCTTCCAGTCGTTGGTTCTACCTTTAAGAAGGTTTACTTTGACCCGTTAAAGGGTCGTGCGGTTAGTAAGTTTTTACACGCGGAAGATTTGATTGTTCCATATGGCGCGACAGACCTTTTATCGTCACCCCGTATAACACATCGTATATCCATGGACTCAAATGAGGTCCGCAAGCTACAGCTAAATGGCTTCTATCGTGATATTGATTTGCCTTCTAGCTCTACTGGCGAAATGGATATGTCAGACGAGATTGAAGAGTCGATTGATGACATTCAAGGCGTTCACCCAAGTGGACCGTCTGATGATGTAACGCTGTATGAGGTTCATACGACTTTGGACCTTGAAGGGTTTGAAGATATGGGCGCAGATGGTGAGCCAACAGGCTTGCGCTTGCCTTACATTGTTACGATCCTAGCAGACAACAATGAGGTGTTGTCTATACGTCGTAACTACGAAGAAATGGACCCAATGAAACGCGCGAAGCAGTATTTCGTGCATTATAAGTTTTTGCCCGGACTTGGCTTTTATGGCCTTGGCCTGACGCATATGATTGGTGGCTTGGCACAAGCATCAACATCTATTCTGCGTCAGTTGATTGATGCGGGTACACTTTCTAACCTACCAGCAGGTTTCAAGGCGCGAGGCGCACGTATCAGGGATGAGGACGCTCCACTTCAGCCCGGTGAGTTCCGCGACATTGATGTGGTAGGTGGCACCCTGCAAGGCTCACTCATGCCACTTCCCTTCAAAGAGCCTTCAGGGACGCTATACAACCTTCTAGGAACGCTTGTAGATGCTGGACGCAGGTTCGCATCAATGGCTGACCTAAAGGTGGGTGAGATGGGCGGAGAAACGCCCGTAGGCACGACTATGGCAATTATGGAACGTGGGACAAAGGTTATGTCCGCGATTCATAAGCGTCTACACTACTCTCAAAAGATTGAGTTTAAGCTGCTGTCAAGAATTTTCTCTGAGTCAGTGCAAGAATATCCATATCCCGCTGATATGCAGATGGGTCCACAGATTTTTGCGCAAGACTTCGATACGCGTGTGGATGTGTTGCCTGTATCTGACCCGAACATTTTCTCTATGTCGCAGCGTATTGCTTTGGCGCAAACAGAGTTGCAGTTGGTTCAGTCTAATCCACAGATTCATGGTGGGCCACAAGGATTGTACACAGCTTATCGTAAGATGTACGAGGCTTTGGGAGTTACGAATATTGACGGCATTTTGCCGCCACCTCCACAGCCACAGCCTGTAAATCCATCGAAGGAAAACCAGAACGCGCTTATGGGAACACCGTTGCAAGCGTTTCCTGATCAGGATCACGAAGCACACATTGAAGCTCACATGGCTGTTATGTCCACGCCTGCGATGGAGTTGAACCCACAGGCCCTTGTGATCCTTCAGGGGCACATTCAAGAGCACATTGGTTTGTTGGCAGAGGCGCAAGCACAGCAAGAGATTATGTCACAGATACCACCAGAGCAAATGCAGATGATGCAACAACAGGCTCAGATGGCACCGCCACAGATGGGTCCACAAGGCCCAATGCCTCAAGACCCAATGCAGATGATTATGATGCAAATGAAGCCTCAGATCGACGCTTTGGCTGCACAGATCGCGGCAGATATGACTGAACAGCTTGTGCAGGCTGTAACACCACAGGAAGAAGGCCAGCAAGACCCATTGGTGATGATCAGGCAGCAAGAGCTTGAACTGAAGGCAGCAGACTTGCAGCGTAAGCAGCAAGAGTTTGAAGCGCGTCAGGAAATGGAAAGCGAAAAAGAACGCAACGATACCCTGATTGCACAGCAGCGCATTGATGCGCAGGAAAAGGCAATTGACGAGCGTTCACGCATTGCCGAAGAGCGCATTCAAACCCAGCGTGATATTGCCGCTGTAAATGCGCAGATGAAAGGACAATAAGATGACATCTTCTGTTAGAGCGAAAATGGTAGAACAAATTCGTGCGGCAAAGCGTAAAGCAAAGGAGATTGGCAATGCCATTGAAAAAGGGATCGAGTCAGCAAACGATAAGCTCGAACATCTCGAAACTGTTGTCGGAGGGGTATCCGCAGAAGCAAGCAGTAGCGATAGCACTGAGACAGTCGCGGAAACAAAAGCCGTCGAAAAAAAGACCCCAGCGAAAAAAAGAGGGCGGCCTAGTAAAAAGGTTCAGTCCGATAGCTAGACCCCAGAGGTTCCAAGGAATTTTCTGACTTTCTGGTAATATGCCTTGTGTTTTCCAAATGATCGCATACTATATGCGGCATGGACGCACTACATTTAGCAGAGTATCTGTATAAAAACATACGCGAGCGTGACGCTCGACTGAAGAACAAGCTCGCAGATGGTTCGATCTCCTCTTGGGAGGAGTATCGGTATGTCGTAGGCGAAATACGCGGAATGTCCTACGTCGAAGATGAGTTAAAAACCGCGATGAAAGGTATCGAGTATGCAGACGACGACTAACGAGGAAATCCCAAAATCCTTGGTAACTGCTTTTGGTAAAAGCAAAATAGATAAAAATACAGAAGACCCGTCCCAAATGGACCCTTCTGTAATTGATAGGCTACCACAGCCGACAGGCTATCGTATCTTAATTATTCCCTACTACCCAGCACAGCAAACAAAGGGCGGCTTGTACGTTCCTGATCAGGTTCGTGACCGTGAATCGTTTGCAACGGTAGCAGCATATGTTGTTCGCCTTGGACCCGAAGCGTACAAGGATAAAGAAAAGTTCCCACAAGCTCCTTGGTGCTCCCAAGGTGATTGGGTTCTTATAGGAAGATATGCTGGAAATAGGTTCAAAGTGGAAGGTCTTGAGGTAAGAATTATAAATGACGATAATATTATCGCTACAATTCTTGACCCGATGGACATTTCTTATGTATAAGATAGTTAAGAACAAGGAAAATAGCTATGTCTGAAGAAATTCGTGAAAACGAAGAAATGGAAGCGACGTCTGTCGAGATAGATAGTGACGTTGAGGATTCCGTTGACTCAGAAGAAAGCCGAACAAATGTTCGAGAAAGTAGCTCTGGTGATGATGAACTAGATAGCTATAGCGAATCAGTTCAGCGTCGTATTAATCAGTTAACAGCGAAACGTAAGCAAGCAGCAGAGGAAGCTCAGGCTGCTGTTCAGTACGCACAACAAATGCAGCAAGAAAACGAGACGATGAAGCGTCGCTTGCAGCAGATGAATGGTGCATACAACAACGAAGCTGAAAATCGTTTGAAGGCTCAAGAGATTCAGGCCACTCGTGCGCTTCAGGAAGCAAATGAAGCTGGTGACTATGAGCGTGTAGCAAAAGCACAACAAGCTCTTGCAAAAATCGCAATGGCGAAAGAAAAAGTTGGCGCTCAAAAAGCAAAACTTGTTCGTCAGCAAAAAGCCGCTCAAGCTCAAGCGCAGCAGGTGCAACAGCAACCTGTTCAACCTCAGTATCAACCACAACCACAGCCCCAACGTGATCCTAAGTTGGAAAAGTGGCTGGAAAAGAACTCATGGTTTGGTTCTGATCGCTTGATGACTCGTGCAGCGCAAGCGATTCACGAACAATTAGTATTAGAGGAAGATTTCGACCCTACGTCTGACGATTATTACAAAGAGATCGACTCACGTATGCGGAAAGAAATGCCTAACAAGTTTCAGGAAAAACGGTCCAACGCCCAGACTGTTGCTCCTGCCTCGTCCAGTGGACGGTCACAAAAGTCAGGGCGGAAAAAAGCTGTGGAACTTACCCCGGGTCAAGTAGCATTTGCGAAAAAGATGCGGATACCACTGGAAAAATACGCACAAGAAGTTGCGAAACTGGAACGGAGAAACTAAAATGGCAAATCGTACACCACGCGAGTCTGAGGCTCGGGAAAGCGCACAGCGCACTATGGAGTGGCGTCCGGGTTCTGCTTTAGACGCTCCGGAACCCCCATTGGGGTATAAGCATCGTTGGATTCGTGAATCCGTGATGGAATTTGATGATAAAACTAACGTTCATAAAAAACGTCAGGAAGGCTGGGACCTCGTTCGCGCTGAAGAGTATCCCGAGTATGCCGGACCCGTAGTAGACGAAGGACGCAACGCTGGCATCATTGGTGTCGGTGGCCTTGTTCTTGCTCGCATCCCCGTCGAAATGGCTGAACAGCGGAACGACCACTATAATGGGGTCACTCGTAATCAAATGGAAGCAGTGGATCGTGACTGGATGCGTGAAAACAACCCAGCCATGCCGAAACTTGCTCCTCAACGTAAATCATCTGTGAGCTTCGGTCCACAAAGAGGAAAATCTGAAGGATAGATAAAATGGCTAATCAAAACGCCGCTTTTGGCCTTCGTCCAGTTCGTACAGGTATTAGCTCCCAGCAGCAAAACCGTTACCGTATCGCAGCAAACTACGATACTTCCATCTTCCAAGGCGACCTAGTTGCCATGGTAACTGGTGGTGGTATTGAGCGTGTTGCAAATGGCGGTTCTGGTTTGATCTTGGGTGTTTTCAATGGCTGTTTCTACACGGACCCGACAACAGGCAAACCCACTTACTCTAACTACTACCCAGCAGACACAAACGCTTCTGACATCTTTGCAAATGTTATTGATGACCCAAGCGCGACGTTTGAAATCCAAGCTGACGCTGCATTCCCTGTAGCTGACTTGGCGGGTAACTTCGACGTTCTGACACCAGCAGGCAGCACTGTCTCTGGTATCTCTGGAGTTGAATTGGAAGTATCATCAGGCGCAACAACAGCAACATTGCCGTTGAAAGCAATTGATATTTCTCAAGACCCAGAGAACAGCGACGTTTCATCTGCGAACACAAACGTGATCGTGAAAATCAACAACCACTTGTTCAGCGGCGGCACCGCTGGCTTGGCATAAGGAGACTGAGTTATGGCTATTTCTCGTTCACAACTCGTCAAAGAATTGGAGCCGGGCCTAAACGCTTTATTCGGTATGGAATATGACCGTTACGACAGTGAACAT